TGTAAAAAAGGCAAGAACCTTCGAAGCATGACGAAGCAAAATACGTGCCACTCCAGGGACGGGTCTCCCCGAAAGGGAGCCCTGGGGAAAGATGGAAGGGACGGTCCCCTTCTGTCGAACGATTGTGTCCGTTCGGTGACGAGTCCGAAGGTCGTTACCCAGACCACCCATCTTGATGAAGTCCCCATCCCGGGGTTCCCCGCTTCATTGAGGAAGGATCTTCCTGGCAACTCAGCGGATCGTTCCGAAGAGATCGCTTTCAGGGCCGCATTCCGACACGGAATAGAGCGAGGCCTGACGAGCTACTATGGCCATTCGGTAGATATACCGAGAGGATGGCTATATGTCGATTGCGTAAGGGTGGCGAAGTATATCTTCAACGCCCCCCTTTCGATGACTCTTGGGAATCCTCTACCACCAAATCCAGTCCCCCACCACCTATTCCTACCCCAATCTATTTGGGATTTCCTCGCTTCAAGCGCTCCTGAAGAGGAGAGACTGAGGCTAAGCATCGTGATCTCGCAGCTTAAACGCGCTATGCCACTGCTACCTAAGGCAGATGTGGCGGCGGCGAAGAAGAAGCATCGGGAATGCGTAGCCAGGCCGAAGGAGGAATTTGTAGAGCCAACGCCAGTCTTACTGGCAGAGTTGGGTCTAGTAGGAAAGACGTTCGGAAAATTGCTGCGGAGAAAGAAATGGTCCGTAAAAGGAGCAACCATTTCGGAATCTGCATCTTTTGCCAATTTCCGACATCTTGGAGGGGGGAGAGGAGAGGCTAGGTGTTTAGAGGAGGGATGTGACTGCCCAGAGGGGAAGTATCACCGAGATATGTGGGAGAGCTTTAAGACAGACAATATCTGTCGTGCCAGAGTTGCTGTGGTAAATAGCAACATGAAGGCACGAATTGTCACTGCTCACCACGTCGGGTGTAACTTCTTCCGGCCGCTCCAGGAGATCCTCCATCGTGCTCTTCGTGGCATCGAAGTCTTTGAACTTACGGGTTCCATGCCTCAAGTCTCAACATTTAGAGACTTTAAGTTAGGCAAGGACGAAGTTATCTGTTCAGCTGACTATAGCTCCGCCACGGATGGTATAAACCCCAAATCTACCTCGACCCTACTTTCGGCTATTCTTGCTGAACTGAACCCACCTGAGGACTTAACCTCAGTCGAGTGGGAGTTCTACAAAGAAAAGGCGATCGAATCTCTGACGTCTTCTGTACTTCAGTATGGTCCTACCAAACAAGTACAACAGACATATGGTCAGATGATGGGTCATCTCCTTTCATTCCCAGTGCTCTGCCTCATCAATTA